GGTCTAGATAGCACTTACATGGTGGTTGGTACGGGTATCGACCAAAACACCTTTATTGAAACGGTTGACTCGGGCACTTCCGTCACCATCAATAGAAGAACAAACGAAGCACAAACGGGCGCAACCGTGTACTTCCAAAAGATGAAGTATGCGTTTCCAAGCGACTATGAAGCCATCATCCCAAGGACAATGTGGGACAAGGACAAGCATTGGGAGATGTTAGGCCCTGAAGATGCCCAACAATGGGAGTGGTTACTGTCGGGCTACATTGCCACAGGCCCGAGGATTCGGTGGCGTTTGTTTAGCAAGTATTTCCAAATATGGCCTGGCTTCTCAAACGCTGAGTTTTTGGGCTACGAGTACCGTTCAAACTCTTGGGCAAATAGCTCTACGGATATTCCCAAGACATCGTTTACTGCCGATACTGATACTTGCATATATCCCGACCGTTTAATGGTTCTCTCAACCAAGCTCAAATATTTTGAGGCTAAAGGTTTTGACACAACGGCCATGTACCGCAACTATTTGGAAGAAATGGAAGCGGCTATTGCTTTGGATATGTCTGCGGCTAATTTGTCGTTTGCACCAAGGCCAGGAACAATTTTGGTGGGATACGACAATATCCCTGATAGCGGATATGGGGCTTCACCGTAATGCCAAAAATTGCCCAAAGGACTGCCGCTAACGTAGCGAGTATTCCCGCGCCCGTTGGGGGTTGGAATGTTCGTGATTCTTTGGCTAATATGTCACCAACCGATGCGGTGACGATGACCAATTTCTTTCCAACGGTGTCAAGTGTGAACTTGCGTGGTGGATATACCAAGTGGTCAACGGGAATTTCGGGACAAGTTGAAACGCTAATGGCGTATGAGACGGGTTCTATAAGCAAATTGTTTGTGATTGCCAATGGCTCAATCTACAACTGCACAACCCAAGGCGCGGTTGGCGCTGCCGAAAAAACGGGTTTAGCAAATAGCCGTTTTGAGCATATCAACGTCACAACTGCGGGCGGGAGTTTCCTCTACGCTTGCAATGGCATAAATGATCCATTGCTTTACAACGGCACAACTTGGGCAAGCATTAACGCATCAAGTTCACCGATTGCAATCACGGGTGTAACGACAAACAAACTTAACAACGTCACATTGTTTAAAAATCGTGTTTGGTTTGTTGAGGAAGAAAGTTTAAAAGCATGGTATTTGCCAACTAACTCGGTTGGTGGCGAAGCCCAAGTTTTGGACTTGAGTTCAATTGCCCGAATGGGTGGTTATATTGTTTCGCTTAGTGCATGGACAATTGACGCGGGTTATGGCGTAGATGACAACCTTGTGTTTGTGACGTCTCAAGGCGAAATTATTGTCTACCGAGGCACAGACCCCTCATCCGCAAGCACTTGGGCTTTAGCGGGCGTTTGGAAGCTAGGAGCGCCCGTTTCTAACCGTTGTTTGTACAAGTACAGTGGTGACTTACTAATTTTGAGTTTGGATGGTTTGTTGCCATTGGCCTCCGCTTTGCAATCAAGCCGACTTGACCCAAGGGTTAACTTATCCGACAAAATTCAAGGCGCAATTACCGAGGCAACAACGCTTTACCAAAATTCATTTGGTTGGGCTTTGCTTTATCACGCCAAAAACAATGCTTTGTGGATCAACGTGCCCGTTAATCTTGGCGCGCAAGAGCAATTTGTGATGAACACCATCACAAAGTCATGGACAAGGTTTACGGGATGGGCGGCTAATTGTTGGGAGACATTTAACGACAATCCCTATTTTGGCGGTAATGGATATGTTGGTTTGGCTTGGAATGGTTTTTCCGATGATGTAAACGACATCAATGCGGTTGCTTTGCAAGCGTTTAACTACTATGAAAGCCGTGGTGTCAAGAAATACTTTACAAGAGCAAGACCATCTATCTTTACGGATGGTTCTCCCGCCATTGTGGTGGGGATGAATGTTGACTTTGATTTATCGGACACAACGGGAAGTTTGAACTTTAGCCCAACCATTTATGGTTTTTGGGATTCGGCCGTTTGGGATTCGGGATTATGGGCGGGCAATACCATCATCACAAACAACTGGCAAGGCGTCACGGGTATTGGATATTGTGCGGGGATTCAACTAAAATCGGCCTCACAAGGCTTGCAAATTGAGTGGGCTTCAACCGATGTGGTGTTCCAACAAGGATGGGCTGGCATATGAACGCAAAGATGGAAAGATTTGCAGATGTTTCAGCCGAGGCCGTGGTGCTTATTGGCAAACATTGGACTGAACTTTATGGCAATGCCAACTTAAAGAGCGATTTAGGCGGCATGATTGAGCTAGAAAGAACGGGCAACTTTGCATACTTCACATTGCGCACCGAATCGGGCGAATTGGCGGGTCATGCGGGATTTATGGTGTTTAGATCGCCTTTTTATGGCGCAATGCAAGCGCTAGACGTTTTCTATTATGTATTGCCCGAGCATCGGGGCGGTCTTGGAATTTGCAAACTGCTCAAACTAGCGGGGCAAATGCTCAAAATCAATGGTGTTAGCCAAGTCATGATTAGCCACAAGAAAAATCAAGATTTGAGCGTTTTGCTTCAAAGAGCAAACTATGAGCCATCAGGCGAAACATACGAATTTAAGGAATAAACATGGCTTTCTTATGCCCTCAACCATCCGCGCCCGCAACGCCCGATTACGCTGCGGCCGCTACCGCCCAAGGCGTAGCAAACAAGGAAACTGCGCTTCAACAAGGTTATCTAAACAACCCTAATGTCAATGGCCCTTTGGGTAATCAAACCGTTACGTTTGATGCCGTTACGGGTCAACCAACGATTAACCAAAGTTTGACCCCAACGGGTCAAAGCACGTTGGAAGCACAACAACGGGTTCAACAAGGAATGGCAAACCTTGGTGAGCAAGGTCTTACAAGCGCATCAAAGATTATTGGAAAGCCATTTGAGTACACGGGGCCAGGCGGGATTTTCTCTCTAGCCGATTCTGGAAACGTGCAAGGTGCGCCCGATCTTACAAAAATGGGTCAAGCACAAGGCTCAATGTTTGGCTTTGGTGGAACGGCCGCAGGCATAGGCCCATATGGCACGGCCACGGGCAATGTCACAAGTGGTCAAGCACTAGGCACTGTTGCCAATCCACAAGCTACCGCCAATTTCCAAGGTGGTCAAGCAATGGGCGGGGTAACTGGCCCGCAATTGCTTCAAAGTTATAGCGGTTATGGAGATGTGCAAGGCGCACCCGATTTGGGTAGTTATGGCTCGGCTTCCTCGATTGGCGCGGATGCTTATGGATTGGCCAAAGGCGATGTTGCGGCAAATCAATATGGTTTGGCGGGAGGCATCAACCCGTCTCAATATGGATTGGCACAAGGCGGTGTTCAAGGCGTCAATTTGCAACAATCATTAGGCAATATTGGCCCGATCAATCAAAACTTAAACGCCAATAATTACCTTTCTAGCAATCAATTAGATTTGCGAAATGTTGCCCAAATGCCCGTTAATGCGGGTACTACGGGACAAGCGGCAATCATGTCTCGGCTTGCGCCTCAATTGGAACGCCAACAAAAACTAACTGCTCAAAGTTTGGCAAACCAAGGCTTAGTGGCGGGCGGTGAGGCATATACAAATGCAATGCGAGATCAAGCCCAACAACAAAATGATTTGTTGACCCAAGCGGCTTTGCAAGGCATTAGCTTGGACACTGCCGCAAATCAACAAGGCTTTAATCAAGCCGTGGCATCGGGTCAATTTGGCAATCTTGGACAACAACAAAACTTTGCTAATGCTTTGGCGGCTCAACAAGCCCAAAATGCGGCTCAAGGTCAAGGTTTCAACCAACAATTGCAATCGGGTCAGTTTGGCAATCAAGCTCAATTGGCAAGTTTTGGCGTCAATTTGCAAAACCAACAAGCGCAAAATCAAGCAATTGCTCAGAATTACGGCCAAGGTTTAAGTGCGCAACAATTGGCAAACCAATCCGTTGCTCAAAACTTTGGTCAAGGTATTACGGCTCAAAACTCTGGAAATGCGGCCGTATCACAAAACTTTGGTCAAGGCATGGCGGCATCTAATGCGGCAAATGCGGCAGTACAACAAAATCAAAATGCGGCACTGCAACAACAAGCGGCCGCAAACCAAGCACAAGCCCAACAATACGCACAAGCGCAAGCTAATGCGCAGTTTGCCAATCAAGCCCAATTAGCTGGATTTGGTGCAAACTTGCAAAATCAGCAAGCACAAAATCAAGCCATTGCGCAAAATTATGGTCAAGGCATGGGTACGCAAGCGGCTCAAAACCAAGCGGCCGCGCAAAACTTTGGTCAAAACGTGACCAATCAGCAACTTGGAAATCAAGCAACGCAACAGAATTTCAACAATGCGTTGGCTACGCAACAAGCGCAAAACCAAGCGGTTGGACAAAACTTCTCTCAACAATTAGCGGGCACGCAATTGAGCAACCAAGCGATTGGTCAGAATTACCAACAGAATTTGCAATCACAACAAGCAATCAACCAAGCGCTTGCACAAAATCAAGCCGTTGCCGCACAACAACAACAATTGGCAAATGCCGCACAACTTCAACAGTACAACCAAAATCTTACCAGTGCGCAGTTTGGTAATAGTGCGGCTACGCAAGAGCTACAAAAACAACTTGCATTGCGCAATCAACCCTTGAATGAAATCACGGGGTTGATGAGTGGCTCACAATTGCAGATGCCTCAGTTCCAAGGTTACAACCCAACCAACATTGCCCCCGCCCCCGTGTTTGCGGGTGCGCAAGCACAAGGTGCGGCTAATATGCAGAACTATGGAATTCAGCAATCGGGTGCTAATGCGGCAACAAGTGGATTGTTTAGCCTTGCGGGTGCAGCAGCTCCTATTATGTTCTCTGACCGCAAACTAAAGTCAAACATTG